CCTTTTCCACCTGCTTTGATCCTGTTGAATAGGTTTTTACGCATAGTTGGTTTAGTGTAATTACCTGCTTTGTTGACTGTACTACCACCTTTAGACATCCCGACTGCTTTTTTCAAAGTCTTTGCTTGACCTGCATGAGTTTTAGAGGCTTTACTCAAACCCTTAATTACTTTCTTTACTTTGTTTTTATTTTGTTTTGATAAAGCCATGTTACTACGCCTTACAGTTACAGTCCACACCACATTTCATGTTTAGTACTGCACATACTATTCTTTTTAAATATCTTCCAAACCATTTAATTACTTTCATAATGAAACTCCCATTTTGATTTTTTGACATTCTGGTATTGCTAGATACCCTTGTTGTTGAAAGTACCTAGCTACTATTAGTGCTTCTTGAGCACATGCTTCCTCTGTAGGAAATGTTGACTCTGTTTTAGCCATAACCTCACAGGACATTGCTGCAGGTGTACTACAGAGGAGCATAAATGCTATCCACATTAGAAGCTAGCCATAGCCCCTACTGTGATGTCACCAAACTCTAGATCAGAATCTGTAGATACTTCAGTATATAAACTCATAAAAGTGCTAGGTATTTCATACTTTGCAGTAAAATCTAGCCCTTGAAAGATGTCTCCCTCGTCTAGCTCTAGCATATCAATATCTGTAGCTACACTTAGTCCAATACCCATAGCAGTTATTCCTGCTGATGGAGTTAGTTCCCACTCCCATTCTTCTATACCAGTGGTATAGTTGATGTCAGAGTCTGCACCAATGGACAATGTCTGCCCTGCGACAGAAAAATCCATGGCTGATGTTGATGTAGCTGCTAGTGCAATTACAGCTGCGATTGCTGTTGTCTTCATTTTATGATCCTTTTTTCCATTTCTTTGATGGAGACTTTGTTTTTGACGGACTCCATTTAACTTTATCTGCCCAGTATGCAGCAGACATTTTACCTTTTTTAATATTTTTTGCATGACGTGATTTAAAAGCTTCACGTTGCCCGACAGTCTGGTTTGTCTTTACACCCTTTTGTCCAAACTTGATGTATTTATACTTACCACCTTCAGAGGCCATAACATGGTGGGACTTACCACTGCTATCATTAAGACGTTGAGGTTTGTTTATTTCACGGAGTCCAACCTCTTTCATTTTAGTTTTAACTCGTGCTGGTACTGCCATTATCTTTTTCCTGCTCTGCTGTTTCTAGGAAAAGATCTATTGGCACGTTTTGTAGTAACTGACAGGTTCTTTATCCTATTATCTTTGGGATTACCATTACGATGGTTTACGTCTTTGCCATCACCTCTTTTTACCACTCCTGCTTTTTTTAATGCATTGCGGGCTGCATTTCTTGAAGCTCTATTCTTTTTTTGAGTTGCTGTGCCTTGATAATTTGCATACTCTTTTTTATAGTTTCTCATGTTTTATATCTTTCATACTTAGGATTATCTTTTCTTCCAAATAATGTAAGTATAAAATTCATAAAACCTCTAACCAT